GATTGAATAAATAACTCTAGTATATACGTAACTTGCAAGGAGAATACGAAAAATGGCATTAACATCACCAGGAGTAGAGGTTTCAGTAATAAATGAAAGTTTCTACGTACCCTCAGATGCGGGTACTACACCACTATTCATAGTAGCATCATCAACAAATAAAACAAATGGTGCAGGAAGCGGCACGGCGGCAGGAACACAGACTGCAAACGCCAACACTGCATACCTGATATCATCACAAAGAGAATTAACAGAGACTTTTGGAGATCCAAAATTCTACACAGACACATCGGGCAATCCATTACACGGATATGAATTGAACGAATGGGGTCTACAAGCGGCTTACAGTTTCTTAGGAATTGCCAACAGAGCGTATGTACTAAGGGCTAATGTTGACACAGCGGAACTAGTGGGCAGTGCTTCGGCACCAACAGCGGCACCAACAGATGGCACATACTGGTTTGACCTTGCATCAAGCAGTTATGGATTATTTGAGTGGTCACAAACTGATCAGGCTTTCACAGCGAAAACTCCAATTTTAATTACAGCACTAACAGATCTAGTTGGTGGGGTGAGCACTGGTGCACCTAAAACTTCAGTTGGATCAATCGGAGATTACGCTATCAACACAACACACGTTTCTAACAAGATCTACAAGAAGACAGCAAGTAACACTTGGGTTATTGTTGGTTCTGAGACATGGCACACATCTTTACCGGTGGTGACAGTTGCTTCAGGTACTACAGTAGTAAGTGGACAAAATTTTGTAATGAACGGTGTTACAATTACAACTTCAGGCACAACACTTTCAAATGTTGCGTCAGTGATCGGATCTAACGTTACTAACGTGACTGCAAGTGTAAACAGCACAACAGGAAACCTAGAGATCTTCCACAACGGTAAGGCGCTAGGTGACTCTACAGAAGGAACAAACACAATCAGGTTTGAAGAAGGTACTGGTGTACTTGCATCATTAGGAATCACAGCAGGAGTTAAAAAAGGTGTGAAATTCCTACAAGACAAACACACTAACAGACCAACTTGGAAAACAGCAGACGAAGACAGACCTAACGGATCTGTTTGGTTCAAGACTACAAGTGCAAACTCAGGTGCAAACCTAGTTGCCAAACTTTACAGCACATCAAGTGCTAGTTTCTCAACTGTGTCAAGTCCGCTTTATGCATCAAATCATTCAGCAATTTACAATCTTGACCCAGCAAACGGTGGAACAGGTTTAACTGTTGGTGACTTGTACGTACAGTACAACATCACAGAGGAATCAATGACGGCGGCTGATGCCAATGACTCAACTCCAAACGTTGGTGACTTCCAGTTCTTTAGATACGAAGGTGGTGCAACAACTATCACTAGTGGAAACACCGCTCCAAGTTTCACAAGTTCAGAAACGTTTGTGATCAGAGAATCAATCAAGAACCAAGAAGCATTGAACAGTGCTGTGACAGTAACACTAGGTGGTACTACAGCAGATGACTTTGTTGCGGCAGTGAGTGCGGCAGGTTTAACAAACGTAAGTGCTGAGAAATTATCAACAGGTGCTATCAAAATGACACACGCACTTGGTGGTGAATTCAGAATGTTTGACACACTTGGAACACCATTAGCAGATGCTGGTTTTGATCATTCAACAAATGCACACGAATACGGATCATACACTGAAAACAGTTCGACACTAATTGACAACTTGTACAAAGTGCCAACAGGTGAAACTGTTGACTCAACAGCAAACACGGCAATATTGGCGTCAAACTGGAAAAGATTAAGTTACACAGCAGGAACTAGTGCACCAACTAATGAACCAGCAGATGGAACTTTATGGTATGACACTAATTTAGTAGCGGACATCATGGCACACAATGGTACGACTTGGGTTGGATATGTTACAGCATACGCAACAACTGATCCAAATGGTCCACAGTTTAGTGCAACAGCACCGACTAAACAATCAGACGGTACAGCACTTGTAACAAACGACTTATGGATTGACACTTCAGATTTAGAAAACTTTCCAAAACTTTACAAGTACAACACAGCGGCTTCGATCAGTTCAACAAACACAGCCAACCAAGTAGCAGTTACTACAACAGGTGCGGCATGGGAACTAGTTGACAACACTGATCAAACTACAGAAGACGGTATTGTGTTTGCAGATGCTAGGTATCACACAGCGGCTGACAAAGCAGATTCATTGTCAACAGGCGGTGCGGGTACAGCCAGCACGATAAAAGATTTATTAAGTGATGGCTTCTTAGATCCAGATGCTCCAAATCCAGACAACTACCCACAAGGTATAATGTTATGGAACACTAGAAGATCTGGTTACAATGTTAAGGAATACGCAAACAATCACATTACAACTACAAAATACCCAGGAAGCGGATCATCAGGATTAGGTAACATCAGACAAAGTAATGAGTCTGTTGCAACTTACTTCCCAGACAGATGGATTACTAAATCAAGTAACAACGCTGATGGCTCTGGTTCATTTGGTAGAAAAGCACAGAGAAAAGTAATTGTAAATCAATTAAAATCAGAAATAAACACTAACCAAGCAATTAGAGAAGATCAAAGAGGCTTCAACGTTATTGCAACACCTGGTTACCCAGAAGTTATTAGCAACATGCTAAACCTAAACACTGACAGAAACAACACAGCGTTTGTGGTTGGGGACACACCTTTGAGATTAGAAGGTACAGCAACTTCTATACAAAATTGGGCGAATAACACAGCAGGTGCAAGTGACAACGGCGAAGACGGTCTAGTAAGCTCAAGTGATTACTTAGGCGTGTTCTATCCTTCTGGTCTTACAACAGACAATGCAGGTAAATCAATTGTTGTTCCACCATCACACATGATGTTGAGAACACTGGCAAACAGTGACAACGTTTCTTTCCCATGGTTCGCACCAGCGGGAACTAGAAGAGGTGTCGTTGACAATGCTACATCAGTTGGTTACATCGACGCAAGTACTGGTGAATTTGAAACAATATCTGTTACGGAGTCAGTGAGAGATTCAATGCACGAAGTCAAAGTGAACCCAATCACTTTCTTCTCAGGTGCAGGAATTGTTAACTTTGGTAACTTGACTAAAACAAGTGCAAGTTCGGCGTTAGACAGAATAAACGTTTCAAGATTAGCAGTGTATCTAAGATCACAATTAGATTCAATTGCTAAACCGTTTATCTTTGAACCAAATGATGAATTGACAAGAAATGAAATCAAACAAGCGATTGAATCATTCTTGTTAGAATTGGTTGGTCAGAGAGCGTTATATGACTTCCTAGTAGTTTGTGATGACACGAACAACACACCTACAAGGATCGACAGAAACGAACTGTACGTGGACATAGCAATTGAGCCGATCAAATCAGTTGAGTTCATTTACATTCCACTAAGAATCAAAAACACAGGAGAGATTGCAAATTTAGGGAACTAATTTTGGAATAAATAGGAGAAACAGATGGCAATATCAACTTTATCAAAATTTACAGTACCTTTAGCAAACGATCAAAGTTCGGCATCACAAGGTTTATTAATGCCAAAACTACAGTATCGTTTTAGAGCGATCCTGGAAAATTTTGGAGTATCAACACCAAGATCAGAACTTACAAAACAAGTTATCGATATCACAAGACCAAACTTGACTTTTGACAACGTGACACTAGACGTGTACAACTCTAAAGTATACGTTGCAGGTAAACACACTTGGGATCCAATCACAATCAATCTAAGAGATGACGTTAACAACTCTGTGACTAAATTGGTTGGTGAGCAAATACAGAAACAGTTTGATTTCTTCGAACAGGCAAGTGCGGCATCTGGTATTGACTACAAATTCACTGCAAGGATTGAAATGCTTGATGGTGGTAACGGCGCAAGTGCACCAAATGTGTTAGAAACATTTGAATTGTACGGTGCATACGTTGAGAACGTAAACTACAACACGTTAGCATACGCAACTTCAGATCCAGCGACAATCACAATGTCAGTGAGATACGACAACGCAATCCAAACTCCAACAGGAACAGGAATAGGAACAGCGGTATCTAGAACGATCGGTACTCTAAGTACTGGTGGTTAATCAGCATTAAGTTAGCAATTATACAAAGAAAGCGTCTTTATAGGCGCTTTTTTTGTGACTATAAATAACAGTATGCCAAGCATAAACAACTTTTTACAAGGGTTCCAGGACGGACTTCCTGGCATGAAGGACTACCAACACGCATCAAGATTGTATATTGACAACAATCACAAATTGATGCCAAAACAGAAATTTCTGTTCCATGTGGTTTTCAACACAGATGAAACTTTATTCCAAGGTGGATTCAATCCCAATGAAAGATACGAACTGAACATGTTGGTCAAACAGTGTGACCTACCCAAGTACAACATGAGTTATGAAGAGAAGGTACAGTACAACAAGAAAATGTACAACCCCACAAGGATAGCGTATGAACCAGTTAATATTACGTTCCATGATGATCACGCAGACACTGTCAACGCATTCTGGAAGAAGTACTACGAGTACAATATTGCAGATTCTGTGGCATTGAATTCTGATCAGCAGATAAGCAACACCAAAGATGATTACTACGATGGAATAGATTCAAGGGCAATCACAAAATTTGGTTTAGACACGCCCAAGCAGAGAAGAAAACCTTATCTAAAAGGCATAGAGATTTTCGTGTTACACAAACAAAGATTTACATCAATGACATTGGTCAATCCAGTAATTGGATCTTTCTCACATGACAACTTAGACCAGGCGGACGGAACAGGCATAATGCAAAACACAATGCAAATATTGTATGAGACTGTGATTTATAAGTCTGGCGTAGTAAACAGGAACAACGTACCAGGCTTCGCAACAATTCACTATGATAAAGCGCCTAGCCCACTTACTGTTCTTGGCGGAGGCACTAACAGCATATTTGGACCTGGTGGAGTGGTCGATGGCATAGGCTCGGTGATAAGAAATGTGTCTAATGGAAACATACTGGGTGCAATTCTATCAGCCTCGAACACATACAACAACGCAAAAAAAATAAAGAAAAAGGACGTAAAAGCAGAATTAAAAGGGATCGCAAAAAACGGCATACTAGAAGTTGGCAAACAAGCAGGGACAATCACAAACCCAGTAGCCGACTTTACAGTAGGTGCGGCTTTGGCTGGAGCGGCGGTCTTGGCTTCTGGCAAAAACACAAACGACAGCAAGGACAACACGGTAATTTCAAATGCAACGTTGGACACTGTGAACTATCTCACAGCGGAAGAGTCAGCAAATCTCGTGAACAATGATCTTGCTATCAGAGACGAAATTGCGGCAGGCATATATTACAAGGACATAGGATCGAGACAAGGACTTACTGTGGCAGAATCAGATGTTGAATACACCGACTCTTCGGACACTGTAAAGAGAGTTTACAGAAACAAAGCAATAACCGACATCAGAAAACTTGTAACCGAAGGCTACATTAAGATAGACAGAGAAACACAAGATGTTGCTACATCAATTGAGAAGGTATCATTATAATGACGGAATTTTATACTAATCTTCCACCTAAACAGAAAGACGAGTTTGAAAAAACTGTGGAAAAACTCACAGTGTCAAACTACCAAACAGAATATCAATTTGCCGCTGGTGACTATGATACAACGATTGCATTTTTTGTTCAAAGGGGATTTTCAAGGACGGCGGCGGAAGCAACTGCTTATGCCATACTTTCACAGGCCAAGATAGATGACGTTAAACCTCAACAGATTTTGGATCAGTTGACAGTTGCCAGCCCAGCCCTATTAAATGAATTAATAACAATAATTTTAAATGCCAACAGATACAAGTCAAGCAGACTGGGTGTCAGGCAAACACTCACTACCAAAGAAACTGTATCTAGAAACATCATAGACTAATGTTACCTAGATTTGCAAGGGGTAAGTTCTCTCCTAAGAACCAACAGAAATACGTTGGCACAAAAACACCAACATATCGATCAAGTTGGGAACACGCTTTCATGAGATTATGCGACGAACACCCTAACGTTTATCAATGGGCAAGTGAGTCAATCAAAATACCATACAGGCATCCGTTCACAGGCAAGTACACTGTATATGTTCCAGATTTCTTTATTGTTTACCAAGACAAGGAAGGTAGAAAACATGCAGAGATGGTTGAAGTCAAACCCATGAGTCAAACAACAATGGAATCAGCAGGTAAGAGTCTTGCCAAGAAAAAACAAGTTGCAATCAACATGGCAAAATGGGAAGCGGCAAACGCCTATGCCAAACAGAGAAAAATTAGATTTAGGGTGGTATCAGAAGAACAGTTGTTCCACAACGGCAAACGTAAGTAAATAAAACAATGACAAAAAAATTAGAAGACATTTT